ATCTATATATTCCCAACCCTGCTACACCGCGCTACCGCCCGAATGGCGAAACTGGTAGACGCATGGGACTTAAAATCCCCCGCTCGTAAGGGCGTCCCGGTTCGATTCCGGGTTCGGGCACCAAATATATCAAGGGCTTGCGTAATTAACCTCATGCAGGCCCTTAGTGTTTCTGCTCCGCAATTTTAGACCTTGCACCGCAATTTTTCTCCCCACGGCGTCCTGCCGAACGAATACCAAACCCAAATCAGTTACAGCTCGTCGCCTCAAATCGCGCCACGCTTAAACCTCGATTACTGTACGCACATACAGCATTTGAGTTTACCCACCATGAACCTTGACGAAGACACCTGTGAGTGGCTCGGTCTCCCCTCGCCCCTGGAAATGTACCAACAGCATTGCCTGCTGCTGGAGAATGAAATCCATGAACTGAACTTGCTGCTCAGCAAAGCTCGCGCCGACATCTTCGGTTTGGTCTCGATGCTAGATGAGGCCCGGGCGAAGAAAGATGAGTTCGCCGGCTATCTCCGACAACGTGGTAGTGAAGCTGCGGCGATGAGGAAGCAAATTTCCGACCTCACCTCGTCAGCGATCGTGAGCAAGCGCGAGGCCGATAACCTCAGGCTGATCGTAAATGAATTGAGGTCTCGACCGACCACGATTGTCTAAGCTCACTAGGACAGAGGGCATGACCATGTGCGGAAGACTTTCACAGTATCGGGGTATCCACGACCTCGTTGCAGCATTGAGCATACCCAATGCCCTGGCAAACTCAGTGGGTGATCAGCCCATTGAGCACTATAACGTCGCCCCCTCCACCCAGGTCGCACTCCTCCATATCCAAGGTGACCTGCTGCACGCCGATTCCGTGCGCTGGGGATGGCGGCCACACTGGGCGAAAGACCGCGCCGCGCCGATCAATGCCCGCGTCGAGAAGGTGGCCCACGGCCCATTCTTCCGGGCGATCTGGCCGCACCGGGCAATCACACCCATAGATAACTGGTTTGAGTGGGTGGACGAAGGCGGGGCGAAGAAACAGCCCTACCTGATCCGGCGACGGGACGGTGCGCCTGTTCTGTGCGCAGCCATTGGCCACCTACCCGATGCCGACGAAGGCCCGAGTGAGCATGACGGGTTCGTGATCATTACCGCCGACAGCGCCGGCGGCATGATGGACATCCACGACCGGCGGCCCGTGGTGCTGACGCCGAAACTGGCCCGGGAATGGCTGGACCCGGCTACACCCAAGGAGCGTGCCGAACAGATGCTGCTGCACCAGGGCGAGCCAGCCGAGGCCTTCGAGTGGTTCAAGGTCGACACCGCCGTGGGCAACGTGCGCAACAAGGGGCCTGAGCTGATCCAGCCCGTCAGCGCGCAATAGCCCTGACATACGCCTGGCACGCACGCAGCGCGATCAGTCCTTGGTCACCGGCGTCGGTGATGGCGATAATTCGTTGAGCATGCGCTGGGTCAAGTTGGGCTCGACGGGCTGCATGAACCACGCCGACGGCGCCGGGGGTGGAAGGCACGTTGCAGCCACTGGCTGGATCCTTGGCAAGGAGGACTGACAGCCGGACATCAGCAGTGGCAAGGCGATCGCGCAGAGCAACCTGGGTACGCTGGGCATCGGAAAGTTCTCGGGTGTGTTGTTGGTCTTGGGTGGCGAGCTGCTGCTCGGTGGCCAGGCGCTTGTCCTGCTCGGTGCGGGCCTGGGCGGCGGCGGCATTGCTGATGGCGGCCAGGTCATCCTTGTGCAGGCCGGCCTGCTCGGCGAGCTTCTTGCCCATCCGCCAGTCCTGCACCTGCCAGGTCACGCCGGCGGCGGTTGCCATCAGCACCACGACCAGCGCCACCAGAGCAACAAGCTTCTGCACCGGCGTCATGCCAGCACCTTTTTCGCCCGCTCCCACAATTGCAGGCGATCTTCCAGGCCATTGAGTCCACCGTTAATACGCCGCGTGATCTTCGGGAAATCACCCTGATCCGCCAGCGTGTTCAGGCCTTTCGTCGACCAGAACCAGGCCGCCGACATCGCCGCGTTCTGTGGCAACTCAAGCAGCTCTGGCTTGTTGATCAGGTCCAGGCCCAGGGCTTCACCGCATGCGGCATAGTTCGGCCGCCCGGTGATCTGGATCAGCCCGCGCCCCCGGTACTTCGACCCGTCACCCTTGACGGTGTTGCCCAGGTCGGCACGGCCTTCGTACGTAAGCTGCTGCGCCGTTGGCCCCCAGATCTCGCGCACATAGCGCAACTGGCCGGACTCATGTCCAACCTGAGCGATGAACGCAGCGGCGCGGGCTGTGCCAACGATCCCGTAACGGTTCATGGCCGTATTCAGGGCTGGAAAGAAAACGCCGGCATTGCTGCCGGCGTTCGGGAGGATCTGCAGCAGCTGCTGCTCGGTGATCGGCATACTTTTCTCCAGGCAAAAAAATACCCGCTTATTGGCGGGTTATCTTGTTCCTAAGCGTGTCAGATAGCGGGTCGAGCAAGCCTTGCAATAGTCGCCCTGGCATCAATACGTGCTGCCTTTACGTCTTCCGGTATTGGCGTGCCCTCCTCGACTAGGGCAAAAGTGTGCCAGTTGGTTTCTTTCAAGTAAGCACGCGCCCGGGCCAGATCAATCTGATCCGTAATATCCTGGGCGGATTTTACCGGCTCAAGCTGGCTCAAATCAACCATTTTCCGGCACCTCCGATAGTTCAATAACTGGTTGCTCAATTACGATTGGCGCACTGTCGGGGAATTTAACCGGACCACTACGCGCATCAATCACGATAGGCTCAATTGGGTTCATTACTTCCGGCGGACTGTCCCACTGAACAGGAAAGCGTAAGGTAAAGTGTAAAGTCTTACCAATTCGCCCCACATAGTCGCCAGAACCCCCGAGGAAGAACTTGTTACCAACTGCACTCCCTGGCAATCTGAAACCATCTGGAATACCTGACAGGTCAATAGATTCGCCATTGATGGTAATTACATCACCATCAATGGAAGCCTCAAGGGGCCAATCGGACAAAAAGGGGAATAGTTTAATTTTCATTTCCATCGACCTTTAACGTTTATTGTAGGTTGAAATGTTTGCGGTGTAGCACCATTCCTTATAACTATACCGATAGTCGACGGGTCCGACATGTATTCCGCGATTACCCCGTATGAGTCGTACGTCTGTTGAGGCTGAACCCGCGTAAGGGATGAAAAACAAAACCCAAGGGATCCATTAACCAGTGTAATCGGCAGGGCAATTGTAAGCACTCTAAGTTCACCCGCCGTTACTTGGGGTGTTAAAGGCGCAACTCCCCTAATTTCAACTTCACCATTAAGGTAACGGTTGACTAAATAGCCCCCAACCAAGGCGGATGACATTAAGCCGGGCGCTGAGCTGGTTGGATCAAGGTTTGAATTGTCGGCGTTATAGACAGGGGCCCATGTCCGCCATACTCCGTTTACATAATGTCGCTGATAGCTACCCCATGATGGATCAAGACCAACCCAGCGTTGAATCATATAACCGCCGTCCGACCAAACTATTGCGGATAGATACCCCTGGTTACGTCCGTCCGTACCTGCATAGGGACTTCCAGTCCAAGTGGCTGGTGTGGCGTAGACTGGTCCAGAGGGTATGGCCACGTTAGCGTTTGACCCTGGCAAGGCCGGGCTAAGGGATGCCCCAAACCCTAGCCACCCGACTGTGACCAATCTTCCAGGGTTCACATCCGTTTTGCTTGAAACTGGAACCAGATCGAGTTCAGCCTGCATGCCAGCCGTGTCCGTTCGCCCAAGTAGTGCCCGAGCCTTGGCTGAGATCACGGCAAGTGAAAGGGCTCCCGCCCCAGTGAAATATGGAAGCCTGTTAGCATCGCCAGCAAGCCCTGAAAATGCAGTCAGGTTGTCGCTCTTATCCTGCTTGCTAACCGGCATATCACCGAGAGCTTTCGTTGCGGCGCGCAATTGATCTGCGGAATCTTTGACATATCCCTGCACGGGCATGATGGCGTAAGCCGCTCCAGTTACAGTAGCCCCCTTGTAAGCCGGCAGAATCGAAATCACTGTAGCGCTTGCGATGTTGGAGACTTCATAATTCGAGCCGTCCGGCCCAATAAAGGAATCACCCACCCTGGAAGTTGCGGCGAAATCAACATTGACACCTGTTACGGTTGTGCTGCCGTTTTGGACAGAAACTGTCCCGGCCCGTTGCCATACCATATTTTTCTCCAGACGACAAAAGTTTGATAAATCAGTTTTGGAAATCGACCAAATTAATAGTCAAGATATAGGCTTAGCAAAGACAACAGGCACAAAGAAATTAGTACTAGGGGTAACACCAATAGCAAACATGAGTATGCGGTTGTTATTATACTCCCAAGTGCAATATAGCTTTGATGACCTCGACGAACCAGCAACATCCATACCAATGTTATTAATCAACATGTAGTCACCAGTATCCAATGGCGATACCGCCGTATAGTTACAACGGATTAGCCCTTGGCCGGTATTTGATGCCCCCAAGTAAGTCCAGCTAGATATGGTTCTTGTAAACTGAGCGCAAGGTGTATTGTTATCGAAAAGCAAATCCCCTGCCCCACTCCACAACCTTAGCCCGTAAGTTGCTGTGGGCAGTGACTTGAAGGCCGCACAAAAGTAGCTACCAGCGCCACCACTTATGAACGAGAACCCGGTCCAGTTGCCTGGCGTACCGCTTATCGTTGCGTACTGAAAAGTTGAAGACGCATCAGGCCGAACAAATACAAGCGGCGGCTCTTGGGTTGCGATCGCTGGAGAAAACGCGGCACCACTTGAGTATCTGCCAGTCTGAAGAACGACCAGCCTTGAGAACTCAGAATCAAGCGTCACCACATTGCTTGCATTGGTAAACTGGAACCCATAAGACATTACCTATACCTCATAACAAGCAGGCGCTGAGGGGCCAAGCCAATAACACCGCTTGATTGAGTTCTATTTCCAAACCAAACGACCACCCCACCCGGAACTACCTGAGGCTCATATTGCACTGCGCGATAGTCTTGGGCGTTTTGGTCTTGAGGGTATGCGCCAATAGGAATGCAAACGGCTGAATGTGTTTCAGGAGTAACGCCAGCGATTGTGATAGAGAGACTTCTACCACCGCTGGCTGATGACACAACTGCCGAATAGACGACCCTAACAGTGAATGAGTTCTCATCGATTTGCAGGTTGCCTGTAGCCCCCCATATACGCATGCCATGACTCATTCGGTTAGATCTCCAATCTGAACTCGCTTTACGTTGTTCACGTCCCAAAAACGAAGAGACCTATTGGTCATGATCGACCTGCCCTGACCAGGCACTACACCGTTAATCTCAAAGGTGCCGTCCTTATTGAGAATCCACCCCTGCTGACCCGCGATGTAGTTGGTCGAGCTGATGTATTCGCCGATCTTGGCGTTCGTAATGGTGCCGTCCTGGATGAAGGCTGACCGCATGAAAACCTGGCCGTTCAGCACCGTGAATGGCGAAGAAAGCACCCCATTGATGTTGTTCACCACGGCGAACCTGTCAGCGCTCACCAGAAACTGGCTCTGCAACTGACCATCAACGTTTTCGATGCCAAGCCCGATGCCTGCTGCGACGTATTGGCCGTTTTGGTTGAGCTGTATCTTCACAGACCACATCGTCGCCAACTTGCCGTCGGTCCCGGCCTGGGCCTGACTCACGGTTTGAATGTTGGCCGAGTTCTCGCCGACCTTCACACCGATCTGCTGGATGGCCTGTGAGGTCACCTGGCGGTCGGTGGCAACAACACTTTCCAGCGCAGTCACAGATCCACTGACATTGCCCACCTCGGCAGTCAGCTCTGTCGTGCGCTGCACCATTGCCGAATTCTTCGAGGCTTGGGTCTTTACCTCCTGGGCAAAACTGGCTGAAGCGTTGTAACCCTGGAGTGCATCCGCCAGGTCACCCTCCCCTGTGTCATCCCGGTATGCAGAACGCAACGCCTGAAGGCTTGACGCCTGTGCCGTGACAACGCCGTCCAGCTCGGTGATATCGGCGGTGTTGGTAGATACCTGCTGGGCCAGGCCGTTGGCCGTTTCAACGGACTGTCCCACATCGGTCCAATAGGTAGTGTTCGGCGGCGGGGTGTTGATGGGAACAGCCTGGGCAGCCTGATAGATTCTCCCTCCTTCGACGACCATCTGGCCTTTCAGGTATGTCTCATCCTCGTCGTAACCCTTCAGCCCGTCCAAGGCATCGATCTGGTCTTGCAGCCCTGGGATCTTGTCGATCTCGTCCAGGATGTCCTTGCCGAGCTCCGTTCGCCCAACCTGGCCGGCGATCAAGTCCAGCACGGGATCTGCGTCTGCGCTCGCCATCCCCATTACACCGTATCCAACCGGATAGAACGGCCCGACGTTGCCGGTCCGGTCCACCAGTCGCGCCCAGAAGAAGAACTGCGCGCCGGCCGCTAGGGACTGCATGCGGTAGTCGGCCTGCGGATACGCCAGGTCGGCCAGCTTGGTTGCGGCGCCCAGGTCGTTCGCGGGGCCATACCACAGCTCGGTGCGCTGGGTGTCCTCCGCACCTTGTGGGAAACCCCACTTGATGCTGATCCCGAACAATTCGCTGGTGGTGGTAAGCGACGACACCGCCGGCGGCAGGCCGGTCTTGCCTTCAAGGTTGGTCAGGCTGGAGCTTTTCCAGATCGAAGAGATCTCGAACGCACTCACCGACCGAACGCGTGCCACATAGGCGCCCGAGTAAATGCCGGTGACGTCGACACTCGTAGAGCCCGTCCTCTGCACCTTGATCCAGTTGCCACTGTCCTTGCGCCACTCCACGTCATACGCGACCGCGCCAGCGACGGCCGGCCACGAGATGTTCATGGTGCTGATTGCAATTCCCTGATTCACGGCGTAGCTCGACGTGAGCGTGACGCTTGCCGGCGCCGGAACAACGGTGATCGGCACAACGCTGATAGGCCGCTCTTCCAGCCGCGCGCCGGTGTCGATGTGATCGAACTTGCTCGGGTCGTACTGCACCGCCGAGATTTCAAACACGCCAGGCTCCGGCCGCGCCACGCTGACCACGCGATAAAGCGGGATGGCCAGGTCGTCAGCGTCCAGCGCCCACACCAATTCGCGCTCAGGCGGCACGGAGTAAGCCACGGTCACCGTGACTTGCCGGCCACTGACCAGTTGCACGGTGCGGCCCTCGCACTTGCCGTCGGGCAGGTTGAGGATAAGCCGGTCGCCGGGCTTGGCCTGGGTGTCGCGGTCCAGGGTGATGACCTTGCCGTTCACCGCAGAGATGCGCCCTCCCACCGGACGGCCGGCGAGGAGTTCATCGGCGATCGGAATCACGTAGCCCGGGAGCGGGATGCGCCCATCGAGGCCGACCTTGAAAGTGACGGCACGGTCTTTGGAGTTGGTGAGCAACGCCCACTTGCCTCGACGCTGGGCCTCGGATTCGCGAGTGCAGCCGATCGCGCTGATCTCCAGCGGATTGTCACCATAGCGTCGCTGAAGCTTTGCATCGGTCACAGCAGTGACGTCGGTGTCGTAGTTGTTCAGTGGGTTGTCGTAGCTGATAAGCGCCCGGGTGTACCGGGTGCGCTCCGAGGCGCTGGAGTAGGTGAACTTGCCGTCGATCACATTAGCGCGGGTGTATGCGAAGTCGAAGTCAGTAGCCCGCGGCATATCTGCCAGGGTGAACACCTGGCCCTGGGCCCAGTAAGTCATGCCCCGGTAGATTGTCGAGATGTCACGCAGCAGCGACCATGCGTCAGCCTTGCTCTGCAAATTCAGGTTGCAGATGAAGCGAGGCTCTTGGCCACCCTTCCCGTTCGGCACCAACTGGTCGCAATACTGCGAGATGCGGTACAGCTCCCACTTGTCGACCATCCAGGGTTTGATACGGCGGCCAAGGCCGAAGCGGTCGTTCGTGGTGATGCCATAGGTGTGCCAGACAGGGTTGTCGGTCCACGCCTCTTTGAACGTGCCGTCCCAAATTCCGGAATAGCTGCGCGACCGTGGATCGTAATTGCTAGGAACCTGCCACTTTTTACCATCGTTTTCGACCGTCACCGCCGGAATGCTACGAAACTGCTCGGCGGAAAACTCAATGTAGAGCAGTGCGGTGTTTGGGTAGCGGATCTTCGCGTCGATCACCGCGGTGAAACCGGCGATCTGCATCGTGTCTGAGATTTTGTTGTTGTTCTGGTTTGGAGTGATTCGCGTGATACGCATCAACCAGCCGGATGCAGCCTTCGGCAAGTCAATACGGCGGGTGCGCTCGTAGATACTGGTGGTCTTCCCATCCACAGCTTCGCTCAGCACCTGCTGATAGGATCCTCCATCAGTGGCCAGTTCAACCTTGTACTCGATACGGTACCCATTGATATTGCCGCTGGCATCCACGGACTGCAGCGCAGGCCACGCGAAGCGCACACGAACGGCGGAAAGCTGAGTGTTGCTGATAGCCCTGACCCAAGGCGCACCACTGCGCAGCTCGGTACTGATCGTGGTCTCGTTCTCGATCGACGGAATGCCCTGGATGTAGGTCTGATCCACTGCTCCGCTGCGCCATTCCCACTTCACGTTCGGGAAATTCATGTTCCCCTGCGGGTCTTGCAGCGGCGTATTGTCGAGAAAAATGTCCTTGGCAGTGGGCACACCATCAAACTCGCCCTCACCCACAGCAACAAGCATTTTCGCAATGGCGACGGAGCGCAGGCTGTCAGGGGCCTCGGTGGGGGTTTTAGGCTTCTCGGAACCGCCCTTGGCGCCATAAACATCGATCTTGCGTGCTGCGCTCATACTTTCCTCCAGGCATAAAAAACCGCCTCCTGGGCGGCTTCAGTTTTCGGGTTTGGCTACATCTGGTCTTCGGCGTAGATGGCTGCACTGATGATCGCGCCGCCCCAGCGGCGGCGGCCGGCACACAGCGGAACCGGATTACCCGACGCCGTGGTGTTCTTGGCGCTACCGAAGGCGTAGCCGGGGGTGTTCTCGGGCGCGGCGCTGGTCTTCAGGCCGCTGGCTTGGGGGCTCAGCATTTGAATTACACCGCCAGCGACCATCCCGATACCGCCAGCGATCAAAGCGGCGCCGACAGGTGAGGCAAGGCCAAATGACATGCCGCTTACCACAACACCAGCAACGATCATCACTGCACCGACAATGGTTTGAAGCAGTCCGGCGCGTTTGCTGCCCGTGATCACGGGAGCGATACGAATGTCGCCAGTACCTTCGTAGCAAAGTTCCTTTTCTTCGAGATTATTCTTTCCCCGAAAGACAGCGAACTCCAACCCTCTCGACTTTGCGTTGGAGATAAAACGCTCAAAGCCAGGAATTTGTACGCAAAGCGCCTTGATCGCCTCGGCCGGAGTCCGCACAGAAAGCCGAAAAGAGCGTCCGAATTGCCGAAGCTGCCCATACAACAAGATCGTAGTCATTGGTTGATATTCGATAGCGAATGCGGCCATTGCTTTTCTCCAGGTGTAAAAAAGCCGCCTCGTGGGGCGGCCTTTAATTTCACAGTAAAATATTTAAATGCAGGCTTTTGCAGCATCCTTCCAGCCAGCCGTTCCAGCCCAGTCCATTGGCAGAAATACCTTTACCAGCGACCCGCTCGAAGACTTATCTACAACTGCGAGCGCGACAACCCCGGTAAAAGCTGTCGATGCGGAAAGCTTGTAGCCACTCTCCGTTTCTACGGAGCTGGTGGACGGGTTGAATTCCTGCCATTTAGGGCCAAGGCAGCGAGCATACTGCTGTGGTGTCTTCTGCGATTGGGCGGAAAACGAAGGCGCCCCCTGCCGCACTCCAGATGTCGAGCACCCCGCCAGCGCAACTAGGGCTATCGCCCCTATGAATAACTTCATGTCGTTCCCTCGTTGATATGTGGCGAGACTTTATCACCAACAAGGGGGCAACACGAAAGCCCCGCATGGGCGGGGTTCTTCGGGTTGGCGGGAGGGTTACGCTACGTCGAGCTGCAGTGTCAGTTGAAGCTGCTCCAGCAAATGCTCGACGCGTCGCTCAAGCACAGGCTTTTGCCAGCGCCAAGCTGCCAGCCCTTTCCCCTGGGCGCTGGCGAGTTTTTCACGCTCGTCCAATATTCGACATGCTCCTTCGTACTCTTGGCGGATCCCGATATCCACATGCAACAGCGTATCTATCTGAACGTCACACCAAACGGCGAAGTCGGCGGAAAGCCAGCGCGGGGCTTGGTTTGTTTCGTTCCTGTTAAGAACGTTCGGGCTTAGCTGCAACGTACCCATTGACCTCGTTATGGCAATCAACTGTCAGATCATTCAGAAAAGGGCTTATCTCCGGATGCTCCATCAGCCCGAGCAGATCAGTGGCTGAATCACGGATGGGCTGCCAATCTTGATGATCGAATATCAACCGATCGCCACAATGAAATGAGTCTTCAGTCAGGCCATTGCATAGCTGCCAGATGCGGTGCAAACCGCCTCTAACTTCGTCTGGCAACGCACTGTCACAGGCGATAAGGGTATCGTTTAAAGGCAGCATTGCCATAGACCAGGCTTCGCATGCAGGGCAGTCCGGAATTGTTTCTCGCTGCTCATCTGCACTCATCGCCAAGAACTCCAGAGCAGGAAACGCTTCACAAGCGGCGAGTACCCGTCTGTACTCCCCCTGCCCATACCACTCCCATAGCGTTGCTGCGAACCCCATCTTAACGCTCCGAAACTGCCATCGCCGCTATCAAAATCCGCATGTCGTTCCCTCTTTGGTTTGGCGAGACTGTAGCACTGGGGGATGGATGCAAAAAGCGATGCGTAGACGTCAGCTGAAGATCCACCAAAGAACAGCAGCGATTAGTAGCCAGGAAACTACATGCGCCCATAGCGGCGTTGGCGTGGTCTGGGCGGCCGCTCCTTTCCCCGCCCTGTAGAGCTTCGACGAAGACAACCCAGTACCCGGAATACCCGTAGTAACTCGAGTACCGCGCTTGCTGACATTGACAGTTGCGCCCTTCCCGCCCAGCGACGTACTGATGCCACTCTTGCTCAGGTTGATCTTGAGGCCCGGGGCAATTTTTATGCTCTTTCTGATACGCAACGCCATGACTCGACTCCTTGAGGAAGGCACAGCGCCATCATCTCCAAACGTTCAAATAGATTCCAGTCTGTTCAAGCATCCAGCGTGGATGAATTGCCAGTGGCAACGCTAGATTCGGCCGTAGTAGCGTTGTGCCCTCAACAATCATGGAAGACGCAAGCATGGCACTTGTAATTGACGAAACAGTGCAGTACCTCAAAAAGACCCCAATGTCCATTCTTGGCAGCGCAGTGTGGGGAAAAATCCACGCAATCGGCAGTACCGTTCCCGTATCAGGGATTTATCGCTGTGAAGGGTGCGGCGATGAGATTACGTCCAACAAAGGGACAGAATTCCCACCACAGAACAAGCATCAGCACCCAGGCTCAGCAGCCTCCATCGGGTGGCGCTTGATCGTACAAACACAAACCAAAGGCTAAAGGATTGCGCCAGTCCGACGCCTGCAAGCCCAAGGACTGCGGTTGCGCCAATATCGGCGCGTTTATGACCTGGAGGTCAATATGTCGTTTCATATTACAAACGTAGGTATCGCGGAAGATGGTCGTCTGCTGGTCTCTCTCAAAAGTAATGCGTCAGGCACTCAAACCCAAATCTGGGTAACGCCAACGTCGCCGATAAACTCCCTGACCATCGATCAAATTGAACAGTTGGCAAAGGAAGAGGCGGCCAAGGAACACACTTGCTAACGAGCACTGGCCGAAAGCATATGAACTCGAGACGAGAGAATTTCGTCTGCTAAAGTTCTCTGGCTCGACTCTTCATTGAGTCGAGCTTTCAGTTCTTGAATCTCACGCCTGAGCTCTTCGATCTCACTTGCAATCACTTCGCTAGCGCTCATTAGTATCTCCTGCGGCCATGCCGCGTCATGTTGGTTGTTTTGCGTCTTTGTGCCTGAGGATCAGGCGTGTTCGGTCGTGCCAGGGCCCGCCGTAGACGATGATCTCGGACGGCCTGCCGTACAGGTGGTGCAGCAGGAACGGGCCTGGCCCGAACGTGCCAGACTCTTCGCCAGGTAACACCGGCTCAGTGCCGAGGTATATCCCGGCATGGTTTGGGTGAACTGTCCGCCCGACGTGCATGACGATCATGTCGCCACGCTGTGGGCGGTCGACACGCACGAAACCTGCAGCCTCGTAATGCTGCTCGTACAGACTTGCGTTGCCCGCGCTCTCCCACCAACCGTCGGTGCGCTGGAAGGCTTCGAACTACAGGCCCCACTCGCGGGAATACCAATCAGCGCATACCTGCCAGCAGTCCCACGCACCATGCACGAAAGGTCGCTTGAGCAGCGGCGTGCTGCCCGTTGGCGTGATCGTGCGCATGTCGCCCTCGGGCCAGGACAGAATGTGCCATGGCAAAGCCGTCGCCTCGCACATGGCCAAGTCATGCGGTGACGGCCTGCTGGTGGCGTCCGGGTGCGAGTGAACGATGCCGATCACCTCGCCCAAGTCTTCCGCCGCGGCGTAGTCCTCTGGATCAAGCCGAAACTCTTCATTCGGCTCCGTGGCGATGTTCCGACACGGGAAGTACTTCTGCGCCCGGCCAACGGCCAGCAGCAGGCCGCAACACTCATGGGGGTATTCCGCCGTAGCGTGCGCCTGGATCGCCGCGATGATGTGCTTGCGCATGTTCAGCTCCGGGCGATCAGGGAAACGGCGGGAAATCCACCGAAGGACAGTTCGTTGTTCTCGCCGAAGCGGAGCTTGCAGGACGACAGGCAGCCCTTGCACTGATCCAGGGCCGGGTCATCCGTGGGGTTGTCCTCATCGTCGAACATGGCGGCACCGGTATAGCCGCAATCAGGTCCCCGGTAGCCATTGGTCATGGCCCAATGGCAGAAGGTCGTCATCTGCCGGCCAGGCAGCCCGTGGTTATCGATCTCACCCGGGGAAGACAGCTCCCACACCACCGCCTCACCGTCTTCGCTGGTTTTCTGGTCGATGTACCAGATCTCCAGTGCCTCCTGAGTTGGGTCAGCGGTTGGGTTGCCGTCAGGGTAGTTTGCCGCGTCCAGGTACTGGGCCAGCGTCTCACGGACCGTCAGCTTGAACTTGAGCATGTCCTCGAAGGCCAGGCACAACGCTGTGACGCGCCCGTTGACGTTGCCGGCCGCAAAAGTCGGCCGAGAGGCGGTGCCGTCGCTGCTGGAGGAAATACCCTCAATCTGCACCGGCCAGGCTGCGTACTCATGCCCCTGCCAGATAATCGACTTGGCGGGCAGATCCTCTTCCGAGCCCTCATAGGCCAGCAATTCCTCTGGCGTGTGCGGAATGGCGTGACCGTGGAAGCGCAGGTAATCAGCGCCGTATTCGGTCCCGTCAATTTCAAACAGGCGAATCTCGCCGCCGGGCTCCAGTTTCTGGATGTCCGTGATAAGTGCCATGGGCGGTTACTCAGGGATGAAAGGTTTGCTGGAAAGTCGCGGTGATGGCGTAAACCTGGCCGCCGCGGTGCACGGGCTTGTAGCCATTGCATTTGTATAGACCAAGCTCACCCAGGGGCGGCTCCCACAGGAAGCCCTTCGCCCCCTTGTGTCGGTCGAGGAAGTCCATGATGTCTTTGATGCGCCCCTTCATGCCCGTGAAGGTCACGGGCCAGGAT